CCGTTCCAACACATAAACCCATTATACCCGGAGTTCCAACTCCAAAACCCGTTCCAACACATAAACCCATTATACCCGGAGTTCCAACTCCAAAACCCGTTCCAACACATAAACCCATTATACACGGAGTTCCAACTCCAAAACACGTTCCAACACATAAACATATTTTACCAGGAGTTCCAACTCCACATACGGTTATATCTACACGCGTTGTTCCTAAACCAGGTACACGTGATATTCCCGATGATAAAGATTTAGTTACTCTTGCTGATCAACATATTACAAGTATGCAACAAGGCACAGGAAGTCGCACCGTACCTAGTAGTTATTTCAAAGATTACTGTCCTATCTAATGAGTAAAAAATCGCACTCCACTATTATACATAATCATATTATGTGCATCACAAGCCCAAATTACTGATTCATCAGATACACTACCACCCGGTTGGACAATATGAGATACACCATACTTATTACATTCTTCAATAGAATCAGCAAAAGGAAAAAAACCATCAGAAGCTAATGCAATATTTTTCATTATTTGTTTTAAATATTGCTCCTTATCTTTATTATTTAATTGTTTCGGAATTTTTCCTGTAGGATAAACATTAGAACATAATTCATGATCAAAATTAGTTATTAATGAAGGTTCTTGTAAATATCGTGTTATTGAATTGATTTTATCGGTCCTTTTTGCTTTTTTACCAAATTTTATATTTAAACATTGTTCATGTTGACGTAAAAACCACATTCTTCCTTTTTCACCAGCTAATCGTATACAGTCAACACGATTTTGTTGTCCTGCTCCCACACCAATAACCTGTCCATCATATGCCATTACTATAGAATTAGATGGAGTATATTTACAAGTAATATTAGCTAATAAAAGATTATTATAATTATTTATATTTTTTTTTTCTGTTACTATGTTTTTAATTCTTAATACATTTGCACTTTGTATATTTTCCTTTTGAGATAAAACAACATTATATAATTCTCTATAAGCAATATTATCATGATAATATGGATTTCCTTCAATGATAATATAATTACCAGATTTTTTAGACCTTAATATTTCTAATGCCTTATCTGAAAAAGAAGGAGCAATAATTCCATCACTTACTTCATTCTTAATTAATAATGCTGTTTCTTCCTCAACTCTATCACTAATTGCAATAAAATCTCCAAATGAAGATAAAGGGTCTGTATAACGTGCCCTTAAAAATGCATTTGATGTAGAATTTAATTTATATTCAGAATTAATAAAACAAACCTTTAATAATTCATTAGATAAATCTATTCCCGTTCCAACACCAGCAGGAGTATTATGTTTAAATGATGCTGCACAAGGAATACTGAATGCATCTTTTAGTTCTGTTACTAATTTCCAAGAAATAATAGCATCAAGTTGATTAATATAACTCATAGAACCATTAAGTATTTTAAACGGAAAATAAGAATCTTTTAATTTATAAACACCACCTTGAGTTTGATATGAGTTACATCCATATTTTAAAGGATATTGTTTTTCATAAGTACGATACGTAGTATCTTTATTTAAATAACTAGAAATAGTAATATCATAATCAGTTACGTATTTCCATGTTTTTTTTGCGAATTCTAATTTAATTTCATCTGTTATTTTTTGAAGACCCATTATTTTATTATATTGTTCAGGTTCTGTAATACTTAATACATGTTTATAATTTTTGGCAGCTGCTCTCAACAAGGAAACTCCTCCTATATCAATATTATTAATAGCATCTTCAAGTGTATGGTTTTTTCTATTTATAACTTGTTTAAATGGGTATAAATTTACAATTACCATATCTATATAAGTTGCAATATCTCTTTCCTTTTCTCTATCTCGTAAACCAAGAATACCACCATAAATTTTCGGATGAAGCGTTTTTACTCGTCCATTTAACATTTCTGGAAACTTAGTAAAAGCAGATATTCGTATATTTGGAATATTATACTTATCTAAGTATTGACCAGTATTATCTGTTGATAATATATTATAGTGTTGTCTTACTAAGTAAGAAGAAAAAACTTCAATATTACTTTTATCAAAAACACTGATAAGAGCGTATTTATTCATAAGTAATACTAATATAAAATAAATATTATTTATATTTATTTTACATAAATATGTAAATTATTATTATTATCGTGCATATTTTAATCCGCACATACCATTAGCGAAAATGAGTAAATTATATCGTTCTTCAAAAACGTGTAAATCAAAATTGTAATCATTAAGACGCCAAAGAGGTTTTCTATAACCAATTATGGTGCCATCAGTATCACATATTGTTTGAAAAATTGCTGAAGGATCTACAGGTGGTTGAAATGTATTAAATTCAAATGTAATCTTATTATATTTATTCATATTCATAGCACCTGATGGTTGTAATTCTTTTGCATTAGAATCAATACAGAAATTATAGCAATAGAGACCAAATTTAGCATTACCGGTAGTGCGAATATATTTTTCAACTAAATTATATATACCTTCAAGCATCATATTCTCTCTATATTTTCCATCAATAACAATTCCAAGATCAAGTAAAATAGCTTTTTGATTTGCAGTTTGTAAATTACCAGTAATAAATATATCACTAGGTAAGGTAGCAATATTTGAAACACCATAAGGAATATTATTATAAGGCCAATTTGTATAATTACTCCATGTATTACGCATAAATGCATCAGACCTTCTAAATCGCCACATATATGAAGAAACAAGATCGCGACTTTCCAAATCTACTACTTTAGAACCAGTAACATTATAATAATCAGTTTCATAAGGTAAATTAACTAGATATTGCTGTTGTTCTTTAGCAAAACACATTTGTTCTTCATTACTTAAGAAAATATAAGTAGATAAAAGATGAACATCTGCATTCCAACTTTCATTAGTATTTGCATAAAGTGTTCCGCTGATATCTAGAGGAGGATTAATATAACGATATAATTGATTAATATCTAGATTTATATTTGGAGCTATATATGGATAATTATTACTAGCGTCTTGAACATCACGAATCATATATAAGTCACGAATAGGTCGCATAGTAACATGAATATGTAATTCTTCATATTGTAATGAAATAAGTGGAAAAGCCATTTTACTAGTTTGTGTAAACCAACAGTCTAATGGTATATATATGGTTTTCTGACGAATTGAAGGTTCAATTAATGATGTACCTTGAAAAAAAGCATTTGGATAAATATTGACATTACCATTTGTATTTGCAGGATCATTTAATTCAGGAACATTACCAATCATTTCATTAAAGAGATTCTTTTTTACTTTTGAAAAATCTCTTTGTTGTATGGCATTAATATATTCTCCAGTATATTGTGTGATAATTTGACTACCGGCCATAACAACAACCTCTTTAATCATATTTGTTCCCAAATCATTAATCCATTTAAAACCTTGCTCAATATAATTACCATCATCATCAATATGTAATGCACTCCATATGTTAGGTATGTTAACGACAACATAAGTATCATTAACTAAATCAGCGTAACGAGGGATTTTAAATTTGAAAGTAACTTCTTCGTTCAATCTAAGATTACGAAGACCATCATAATCAAGACGAAACTTTTGCATACCAAAATTCGTATATTTTTTATAAGTTGTTTTGAAAAAAGTCTTACTAGGATTTCCATTTAAAAATATATTTTCTGAACCATAAGAGATCAATGTCATTAATCCACCAGGCATCTTTTAAAATATACCAATATAATTATATTTAAATTATTTTAATTTAAATAATTTAAAAAATATGATAAATATATAAATGAATTTTAATCGTTTAAAAAAAAAGGCGATGGATATAAATTATCTACTCTATTTTTTGATAGGTGTAGTTATATTATTATTAGTGTATTATATTTATATACAGATAAATAAGAAACGAACTAATAATAAAGATATGAAAGCGGACTTAGAAATAGTACCTATGAATATTAGATCTATAAATGCATCAAGTTCCGGTTTTAAATATAAATTACGTGATTATTATATTGCAAGTAGTTATAACTCGTGTTGTGGGGGTGCTTTTAAAAATGATTATGTAGATTATATTCCATTAAAGCAAGTTATTAAAAAAGGTGCTCGATTATTAGATTTTGAGATTTATTCCATTAATGGAAAACCTGTTATTGCAGCATCTACTAAAGATTCGGTTCATATTAAGGAAACATATAATAGCTTACCTTTTGAAAGAGTAATGGATTTAGTAAAAAGATATGCTTTTTCTAGTGGAACTTGTCCCAATGCAAATGATCCATTATTCTTACATTTTAGAGTGATGACTAATCATTTAGATATTTATAAAGACATGGCTTCAATAATAAAAAAAAATTTTTCCAGTAAGTTATTAGGAAGTGAATATCAATATGAATCTCATGGTGAAAATATAGGAGCAAATCCTATAAAGGACTTTATTGGAAAGGTTGTTATTATTTGTGATAATCAAAATGATAATTTTAGAAAGGTAAAAAATTTTGAGAAATTAGTTAATATTACAAGTAATTCATTATTTTTACGGAAATTGCGAAATTATGATGTTATTTATAATCATGATACAAGTGAGTTGAAGGAATATAATAAGAAAAACATGAGTATTGTAATACCAGATATAACTAACCAAGGAGAGAATATGTCAGCCGCATTAGATTTTAGATATGGATGTCAATTTGTTTGTATGAATTATCAAACATTAGATGCGAATTTAACATATTATTTAGATTTATTCAATTCAGCAGGGCATTCTTTTATTCTTAAACCAGAACAATTAAGATATATTCCATTAACTATATCTAAACCAAAAATACAGAATCCAGCAAACTCATATGCACCTCGGACTATTGAAAAACCCTATTTCAAAGCACAAATTTAAGGATAATAAAATAGTAAAAATAAAATAAAAAACTATAATTTTAATAATCTTACTATAATTATAATTTATTAATAATATATATAAAATGAAATGTGATAAAAACATGGATTTTCATGAATGTGAGTTAACTATATTACGTCAATCTATTGATCAAATAGCGAAAATAAAAGGTAAACAATTAATTGATGATCCAAATATTACCGAAATTGTAAGCATTGTAGAACAATTCTTACGAGATAAAGAATTAATTTGTTATGGTGGTACAGCAATTAATAACATTTTACCCAAAAAAGATCAATTCTATAATTATAATATTGAACTACCAGATTATGATTTCTTTTCAAAAAATCCATTAAATGATGCAAAACAATTAGCTGATATTTATGCTAAAAAAGGATTTGAACAAGTAGAATCAAAAGCAGGTGTTCATCATGGTACATTTAAAGTATTTGTTAATTTTATTCCTATTGCGGATATTACTTATCTAATACCAGAAATCTATAATAATCTTAAAAAGGAAGCCATTAAGATAGATGGTATTTATTACACACCACCAAATTATTTACGTATGTCTATGTATTTAGAATTATCTAGACCACGAGGAGATATATCACGATGGGAAAAGATATTAAAACGTCTTACGTTATTTAATAAAAACTTTCCTTTAAAGATCAACGATTGTGAAGATGTAAACATCCAAAGAAAATTTTCAAATGAAAAAATGGATTATGAAAAAATATTTAATATTACACGTAAAACCCTTATTAAACGTGGTGTTGTGTTTTTTGGTGCTTATGCTAATCATTATTTATTAAAATATTTGAAATCCAATAAACAAAGTAAATTACAGAAAATTCCTGATTTTGATGTACTTTCAGATTCACCTGAAACAACAGCAGTTATATTAAAATTAAAATTAAATAATGAGGGAATAGATAATGTTAAAATAATTGAACATAAGGGTGTTGGAGAAATAGTTCCAATGCATTATGAAATAAAGGTAGGAAAAGATACTATTGTATTTATCTACCAACCTTTAGCATGTCATAGTTATAATGTTATTAATATTAATGGAGAGAAAGTAAGAATAGCAACAATAGATACTATGCTTAGTTATTATTTAGCTTATCTTTATACAGATAACGCATATTATGATAAAGACCGTATTTTATGTATGAGTGAATTACTTTTTAAAATACAAGAAAAGAACCGTTTAAAACAAAAAGGATTATTACGACGATTTACATTGAAATGTATAGGAAACCAACTAACTATAGAAGATACTCGTTCAGAAAAAACAAAGAAATTTCAGGAACTTAAAAATAAAAAAAATACAAAGGAATATGAAGAATATTTCTTAAATTACAATCCATTCCTCCATAACAAAAAAATTAAAACACAAAGAGCAAAAGACAAAAAAAAAAACAAAAATAAAACAGAAAAGACACAAAAGAAAACAAAAAAATTACTAGATATTGTGTAATTTAATTTTTAATGTTATATTTTCTTCAACGACACTATCATAACATACACATCCATGAACTGCACCTTGTTTAGTCATAAAACATGATTCATTAGCAAGAGGATATACAGGTTGATGCCAAATATTTGCTTTTATTTGACATCCACAACTACCATCAAAATAGAACCCAACATAATCAGATGCTTTAACGTCATCTCCCGAAAGAGCTAATAATAAAATAAATGGATCAGGTGATAATGGATAAAATACTTGACCGCCATCAGGATGATAATTAGCTTCACGTGTTATAATATATTTTTCATCTTCATTATTTTCATTGTTATTTTTGGTTAACGTGATACCCGTAATATAACTTCCTCCTACAGCTTCGTTTTTTGCATAAAGAAGATTATTATCGTATTTATAAGAGAATTTACCTTCTGCAATACCTCCACCAATACCAGTCCCAGGATATAATTTACGTTTTCCATTTATAGGCCAAGATTCTATTATTACGTTTTCTTCTTCATAGTCATATACGAAATTACCATAATCTTTAAAGTTTTCGGAGGTTGCTTTAATAATTGGAACAGAACAAGAAGGTAAACTTAATAGTTCAGTAGGATCATATAAAGCATAACCACTCATTTATATATTAAATATAAATAAAATATATAAATAATTTAAATATTTAATTTTCATATTATTTTCATATTATTTTCCAAAATTGAAAATACGATTTACACAAATGGCCACATTTGTTATATTGAGCACAGTCATAACAGGAACATTAGTAGGCATTTGTAAAGTAGAATTCATGTTAACCATCATATCTACCTTATCTGCATGGGGAGGACACGCAATAACAGGATATTGTGTATTACATGATACAACCCCTGATAATGCATCGCTTTTACCTGCACATGTGACAAAAATAAGAGGATGTTGACGACTATTTAATTCATCCATAATTTCCAAGAGTTTCTTAGTATTCTTATGAGCACTACAAACAAAAGAAATATTAGTAATATGTAACTTATCCAGAGCCTTTCTAATTTTATTAACATGCTTAGAATCGCTTTCAGAACCAGATAAAATAACACACGTTGGAACACAATAACTATAATATTCATTAATCATTTCATTAGTAAGACGATTGCAATCTAGAAAAGAATTATAATTATATTGGAATAAAATATCCTCACCAGTAAGTTGTGTATAGAATTTTTGGTATTCATTACTCGCAACAGTATAAATAGATTCATCTACATTAATTTCATCATTATAAGGGTCTTTCACATATTTTTTAATATGATCTCTTATAATATCTTTATCAAATTTATGAGGTTCTTTATCATTGTTAAATAATTCTTGATAAGTATCTTTTTTCCAATAACGACTACTATCACATGTATGTACTTCGTCAATAAGAATAATCTCTCCATTATGATATCCAAATTCATACTTTGTATCTACAAGAATTAATCCATGTTTATGTGCCTCTTGTTGTCCATATTCAAATAAACACATTGCCATATCATAAATATGTTCTAATTCTGTTCTATTTACAAGTTCTCTCTCTAAAATTTCATTAAAGGAAATTGGAACATCTTCAATACCTTTTGTTGTTGGTGTAACAATAATATTATCTAATTTTTCGTTTTTTTTATATCCTTCACGTAATACATTACCACAATAATTTCGTGATCCATTATTATAATGTGTCCATAAACTTGTTCGTGTAGAACCAGTCATGTAGCCCCGTACAATAATTTCTAATGGAATAACAGTGCACTTCTTAACAAACATAACGTTACAATTATGATTAATGTAATGATTTTTAATATTAAGATCTTGTTTAATTTTTTTAAACCAATACGCACTTAATTCATTAAGAATAAATCCTTTGTATTTTATATTTCCAATATGTCTATCAAACGCACTTTGTCGGTCACTATTGACAATCGCTAACATATTATTATTTTTCATAGGATAAATATTGCGAACTTTGCCAATTTTCTCTCCATTCGGTTTTTTAAATACACGATAAATATAATTTAATGTTAATCTAACAACATCATTCTTATAATCTTGAAGTTTATTATTCATATCAACATGAATATTAGATTTTAAAATAGAATTAGAAAGATTAATAGCACAAATACACGCACCATTAAATTCGTAGTCATTTACATAATGACTAATAATACTATGTCCAATTTCCTCAAAATGCATAGTAACATTAATTAATGGAATTTTTACATCTTTAATAAATGCATTGGTAAATTCATAACTAGTATCCATATAAAAAATATAATTGATATCACCATTTTCTATTTTTTGTGTAGTTCGCATATCAATAGTTTTATTATCATTTTCTTTATCATAATCAAAATTTTCTATGCCATTTTTTATACAATATAAAGATGCAGATGAATCTTTTTTACAGATAACTAATTGAATCTCATATTTAAAATCATTACCAACAATTAATTGACTAATATGTTCAATATTTTCACTACGATCAGTACATAATGCTAATTTCATCATTTATAATATATTTAATATATTTTTTTATATAGTTTTACCAATAATATAACTATCCTTTAATAATTTAAGAGTATTTGATACATCATGTTTATTAACAAAAATAAACATACCTATACCACAATTAAATACTTTATATAATTCCTCATCTGTTAGATTACCGTTATTTTGTATATTTTTAAAAGAGGTTGGAATAGTAAAAGAATTATATTCAATAGTTAAATTATCTGGTAATACTCGTGGTGGATTATCTTTTAATCCTCCACCTGTAATATGACATAGTCCATGTATTGAAATATTATTTTCTCTCAATAAATTAATTTCATCTATATAACAACGATGTACATTTAATAAATCTGGATGTAACTGTTCTTTATCAGTATAAGCATATAATTTATTTAACATAGAATAGCCATTTGTATGTGGTCCAGAAGAAGGAAGAGTAATGACAACATCATCTTTTTCAATCATTTGTTTACCATCAATAAGTTCTTTTTTATCAAGAATACCGACAATAGTTCCTACAAAATCATGTGCATTTTTATTATAGATACCCGGCATTTCAGCTGTTTCTCCTCCAATTAATACACAATCATATTTTTTACATGAATATGATACACCTTTAATAAATTGTATAAGATTATCTGATTTAATATGAGATGAAGCAAAATAATCCAAGAAAAAAAGTGGTTTCGCTCCTTGAACTAAGATATCATTTATACAATGATTAACCAAATCTTGTCCAAGTCTATAAAAAGCTTCACTATGATCTAAATATTTACATAAGAATTCTGATTTAGTTCCTACACCATCTGTTGATGATACTAAAATAGGTTCCTTCATTGAGGTCATATAATCTTTAATTGAATACATACCACCGAATGTTCCCAAATCTGAACATACATTTTTATTATAAGTTGATTGAACGATTTCTTTGCAAATACTTAATGTATCTGTTACATTATCAATATCAACACCACAATCTTTATAATTCAATGATTTTCTCTCGTTTTTTATTAATTTATTTTGATAGGATTGTATTAAATCAGTGCGATAATGAAAATCTCCTTTTATACCATTAAGAATACTATTATTTATAGATTGTTCGTGTAATTTCATTAAAGGATAGTTTGTAGTATAACAAATAGCAATAGCTCTTGAACCTAACATTTTCTCTCCATCAAATGACCCATAATAGAGAGAATCTTTTTGTATATTTGATAATTCTGTCAAATCTAACATAGATGATATTTCACAATTATAAGCGAAATAACTTGGATTTAGTTTATTATTTGGATAAATTAAAGGTACAATATACTTACATATAACAGATTGTATTTTATATTCTATAACCATATTTGCAAATCTATTTTCTTTCATGGAGAGAATAATATCAAAGAGTGATGTTTTTAGATTTTCAAATAATACAATCGCTTCGGGATCTCCTAATCTACAATTAAATTCTATAATTTTAATTCCATCTTCTGTTTTCATGTAACTTCCATATAAAAATCCAGTATATGTCGTTTTATAATACAACTCTAATTGGTTAATGATAGATTTATTAATTATTTTAACTGTTTCAATATCTTGTTGAGTTAAAAAAGAGAGAGAATTATTATCAGTTAATGCTCCCATACTTCCTGTATTAGGTCCAGTATCACATTCGTTTAATCGTTTAAAATCCATAATAGGAAATGTATGTTCTGCATGACTATCATGTAATATACTTATGAATGAAAATTCTTTTCCTACACATTTTTCTTCCAATACAACGACCTCATTATTATTGATAATTTCTTTGCAATAATCTTTAATATCATCTAGAGAGAATAAATCTTTATTAAATACTTTAACACCCTTTCCACCATGTAATCCATCGGCTTTAACAACGATTTCATTATCATATTTTGTACAAAAATCCTCAATAAGTTCATCATTATAAATATCCATTCCAATAAAAGAAGGATTATAATTACGAATAGTAGTATTACTATTAATAAATTTACGTGCAAAATATTTACTTGTTTCTAATTTTGATAATGAGAATGATGGTCCAATACAAAAACAAATATCATCAAGTACAGCTACTAATTTATTTTTTAGGAGTTGTTCTGGTCCAAGAATAGCAATATCAATATGTTTTTCATTACAATAATAGAGAATTTGTGAATTATTATTTACATCCATAATAACATATTCATCACATAAGGTATTTAATCCTACATTAATGCTTTGTCCAATACCATATAGTTTAAATGGTATGATTGATTTACGCAATGATTTTGCAACAGCGTGTTCACGCGCTCCATGACCAATTATTAATATATTATACATTATTAATGTATTAATAAGAAATTGTTTTTAATTAGAAACAATAATATAATAAAAAATCTTTATAACATTGTTCTAATAAATTATGAATAATATTATAAAATACGACATTGCGAAAATAAGGATCAATAAAGTGATAAAGTAAAGTGAAACAATAAACAATAAAAAGAATACAAATGAGAAAAAGTTGTTTACAACGGAGAGAAATATAGTCAATGTGTCCCCATTGATTGACGTAACTACAAAGTTGTGTAGGTTTTTCATATAAAAAGAATGTATAGGCATCTAATATACCTTCCAATATTCTGCCACAATTATTTTTCTCTCTGTAGGAACTAAACATAAACCGAAATTTTTTCAATTGATTAATAGAAATATACAATATTTTCTTATTATTTTCACTGCGATTATTAAATATATGAGGAAATAACCCATCAATATATTCTTTATCATTATACTTATATGTCATTTCCTTATTGAATAAGAAGGGAATAAAGCAAGATTTAACAATACATTGATAGAGTTCTTCTTTAGTTTTGTAAATAGATGTTAATTCCTGTTTTCTCTCCTTTAGATTAGTAGAATTAATGAATAGTTTATTTAATTTTATTGTATCAAAGGTTTCTAATGTACAATTAGATATATCTTGTTTAACGATTGAATTAAATTGTTCAATATTTAAATGTTCTTTGAAATAGTCTTTTATATGTTCAAATGAAGGTAATGTACATAATAATGTATCATTAAAATAATGAAATCCTAAATAAGCACCTATACTTACACCCGATATTCGCTCTATTTTTATATAGTCTTTTCTCTCCATTTCTTTAATAAATAAAAGAACTCCTAATTCATAAAGTCCATTATTAGCTCCACCTTCCAGCACTAAATCTATATTAGTTGGACTGTTATCTTTTTTTGTAATATTTTGCATTAAATTTGTAATATAATCATTGAACATTATATTACAAGTGTGATTTTTTTTAATTATAATAACCGAAAATAAAAAATATAAACTATCTTTATTATGATATAAAATATAATAAGTATTTAAATAAAATGACTTCTTGTAAAATAGATAGACCAACATGGGACGAATATTTCACTAAAATAGTAATGGTTACCAAAGAGCGTTCTCCTTGTGAACGATTGCAAGTAGGATGTATCTTAGTATTAGATAATCGTATAGTAAGTCAAGGATATAATGGATTTTTACCAGGTTGTCCTCATGAATCTATTGTTATTGATAATCATGAACAAGCAACAGTACATGCAGAACAGAATGCCATAGCAGATTGTGCTAAGCGTGGTGTAAGTTGTTTACACAGTACAGTATATATTACTCATTTTCCATGCATTATATGTACTCGTATATTATTATCATCAGGAATAAAGGAAATTAAATATATAGAAGATTATAAGAACCATGAATTAGTATATCGTTTTTGTAAACAAGCTAATGTGTCTATTAATAAACTTTTATGAAGGTTTACATAAAAAGTTTTATTTATTTATCTATTTATCCTTTTTAATATAAGGTCTTTTGCGATGATAAACAATATTACTATTAATATTACTATTACTTCTAATAGAAGTGTTTTTTGTACCCATTTTATCATCTTGAGACCAATAATATTTTAAAGTAGGTTTTTGAGGTTCACTAATGTCTAAATTACCAACAAAATACATATTATATGATATAATATAATATTTAAATAATTTATTCAATAACATATTTATTGAATCCAAAAATGATACTTGTAAATAATACTGAAGTAACTATAAATCCAGTTAATTTAGGTTGATTTTCATTAATAAACAACATTGGTAAATATTTGAAAAGTGATTTTCTAACAAAGGGTAGTTGAAATAAGAAGAATAAAATACCAGCAAATATAGGTAATTGTAATTGGTCATATATATTATTATCAGTTTCTATCGTTTGTTGTTGCTGAGAAAGAGCCAACATTTGATCATAATTATTAATATAATCAATATGATTTTCACTTGTAGGAATAGCATTAGGCTGTTTTAATTCATCATTTGTATGTTGAATAGTACTAGTAGGTATATCCCGATTAGGTAATCGTGTAACATCAGTAGAACTTTTAATATCAGACATAATATTAGTCATTGTATCTTGTGAAACAGGTTCTGTCGGCATAGATGGTACATTATTTGGAGGCATATAATTCGTAGATGAATGTTCTAATTTAATATTTTCGGAAGAAGATGAAGACATAGTTGTTGTATTAGGAGCAGCCATAGGCAAATCATCTATTTTCGTGGAAGATGCCATTTATATAACTTAAGATAACATAGGAAATCATATTTACGCAAATTCAACTATTTTTTTATTAGCATCACATGTAGTTGCTTGTTCTTCATAACGAAAACATTCTTCTCCATATTGATATACATCATTCTTAATTTCCTCTAAAGGAGCTGCTTTAAATATTAAACAATTACGTTCTTTACATACCTTTCTAAACAATGTTGCTAATCCAAAACCTAATAACATTGAAATAATATATTTTCCTTCTTTTGAATTTAATAGTCTTTCAACAATCATGTATATATTATAATACATGATTATTTATTTGTTATGATTATTTATTTGTTATGATTATTTTTATTTATACTTGAATAGGTATATTTTTTATTTCATTTTTATTTTTTGGACATGTTACCTTCACAGATTTAAATTTAAAGCATGTGTCATTTTTATCTTTATATAATATTTGTTCTTCATTATCAGGATGAGGATAAACAAGAATAGTATGGAGTTTAGGAGCAGTCATATAGACAAAAAACATTCCAACAGCAAAACTAATAATAAAAATACGAATATCTAAATACTTCATATATATTGGTTTGATATAATTTTTGGATTTTTTAAAATAATTTCTGTATCAGTTAAACTATATTTGTCCTGAATAAGATAAGCAATTTCCTTTTTTTTATCTGTTTCTGTATCAACTAACATAACAGAGTATTTTAGTTTTCTAATATTCTCTTGATTTTTAACAATTTTATTCAAATATAATTCCATAGCATCTCTTAAATATATTTCTTGTTTTTCATCAAGAAATTGTTTAATAATACTTTGAAATTCTTTAATATTTTTATAGAATTCTATTTCTAATGCTTTGAGTTCTTCTTTATTACTCAAAATATCAAAGCGTTTTTCAAAGCTGCTTTCTAATTTTAATATTTGAGTATTTGTTTCATCATAATGTTTCTTAATTTTATTGAAATTTTTAATAGTATCATCTTCGTCAACATAATTAAACATGAAATTTAATTTATTTAAAATAATAGATTCTTTCAAATACTTTAAGGATTGGTATAGAGAATCTAGTAAAACAGATAATTGTGTATATTTACCTAATTGAATATTTATATTAAGATCACAAGGGTTAGTTTTGTCTCCACATAATACAGTAACATGATTAGGTGAGCGAGAGAAGATAGTGTTTACCTTTCGTTTACAATTGATACATGGCATTTTCAGTTTTTTTACTTTCTCTCTCTTTTCTTTAAGAGTAAGGTCAGAATCTTTTATTTTATCTTTTTCTTTTTGGAATTTGTTGTCATATTTTTGTTTTAATTTATAATAGTTGGTTAGGGCACTTTCCATTTATAATTACTGAGTATAAAATTTTTCATGCAATTCGTTAAAATCTTTATTAAATTGAGGTAAGTTGGTAATGAGTTCATTATTCTGTCTTAATTTTTTTTCATTGGCTTCTTGTAGTTTTTTAAGAATATAGATATGATTATTAAGTTCTTTGTTTTGTAATGATTTTTTAGAAGGTTTATTCTGTTTTTTAAAATATAGAAAGAGAGAAACAATAATAACAAAAACGATAAATAATGATAAATTAACAAACATATTATAATATCCAGACTTTAAAGAATTGCAATTTTTCAAAGTTTCATTATAAAAGTATTTAACACCAGGTTCTACTAAAGAAGGTGTATACATAATTTATAGTGTGAATATAACAAAATAAATTATTCGTATTAATTATATGGAGAAATCATTAGTTTCATTATTATTATTTTTTATATTAACAGTAATTACTTTTATTATTCGTTATTATCAAACTAGTGCATCTGTTATACGTGTTGTTTACATAGTGTATTTCTTAATGGTATTTATTAGTCAGTTTTTTATAAATCTAAATATAACTAAAGATATTTGTCAGTATTATCAACCAACTGTAGCATTCTTTACAACAATTTTACCATGGGGATTTGTTTTTGGTTCATTAAATGTATTATTACTTATGTTTCCTGGTTGGAAAGCACCATTTTCAAATACAATTGGATATTTATTTGCACAACTAGGAGGCATTAGAGATGTTATGAATAATATATTACCTTCAAAAATTAGTAATAATAAAATGTTAGAAGATATTTATGAGAAAATAGTGGAAGACAATTCATTACTTATTAATGAGATTACACCAGGTAATTTTAATGATTTCTGGAGCAAAATGAAAGCGTCAAATTTACTAAGTCGTAATGCACCAATGTACAAGGAAAAATTATATAATTTAGTAAAAGTAAAAGATCTCACATCTGAATTTGTATGGTACTTTTTAACAGGTACATTAATATCAAGTATTACTTATAATTATATAAGCAATATTCAATGCAAAAGAAATGCTAAAGTTCTTAAAGAAGAACATGTTAAGTGGGAAACAGAAAAGAACAAAAAGCTTGAAAAAGAAGACAGAAAAATCTATACAATTCGTGATTAATAATAGAATTTAGGCATTGCTAAATAATAGAGTACAATAAAATAAGAAAGAATAGCAACAACAATACTGATTAACCATGCGGGTAATACAGTTGTTTTCTTATGACCAATACCAAATTGTTTTAATGAACCATCTCTATTATATAAAAAACCAGGTTTAACATACTGAATCATAAAGAAACTTACTACAAAAATTAATATAGAAAATGAAACAATATTGTTCTTTATCATTAATCTGTTCATTAATTTAATAAATTATTTTTTTTTATTTAAATAAAAATAATTCTATAAAAGTCGCAATCCAGCTTTTTCAAACGTTATCATTTTCAAATACTTACACTCTTGAAAAAACATAACAAATAATGATATCTTTATATATATAAGATATATGGTGTGTAAGACCAAGAAAAACATAAAACCCCATAATAAGACACATAAAGGTCATAAGAAGACACATAAGAAGACACATAAAAAACGAAATAATAACAAGTTAGTTATTAATATTGATTTTACTAAAGATGATTATGGATTTCAAGATTTACAACAATCAAAATTATTATCATTCATGCATAATAATATTAAGAAAGGAAATAATCTAATTCAAACTCAAGATAACAAACCTTTTAAGGTTACAGAGAAAAATAAACTATATTTACAAGCTGTTCCTGTAAAAAAGTGGAATACTTATCCATCTTGGAGAGAAATAAAATGTAAAAGTTATAATAAGTTTATCAAAATTTCACCTTGTACTATTGGAATGAATAACAAAATATTTGTAAAATTGCGAAGTAATCCTTTGGTTGGTGGATTAGCAACATACTTAATGGCAATACAATTATGTATAATAGATGAAAAAAAACACAAATCATTTATTAAAGCATTAAAATATACTTTTGGAAAGAAATATATTTATATACACAACACAGATGTAGATTGGTTTCACTTAAAGGAATATAAATCATAAAATTACATAATTATAAATTATAAATTATAAATTATAAATTATAAATTATAAATTATAAATTATTAATTATAAATTATATATTTAAACAAGAACTGATGCATGCTCTTTTAAAAATTCATATAAAATATGTTCTTTAGTTTCAGTGATTTTTTGAATAGATTCTTGAATTGGTTTCAATAATTCTTCTTGCTTACTTTCCATTTCTTGTAACAATTCAATTATAATATGAATTTCACGATTGCTCCATAGTTCTTTCAAATATTCGTGAATCTTATTTTTCTCAGATTTACGTGTAGTAAGTATTATTTCGTTTGTATTATCATATAGAAAAGTTTTAATTTGAATCGAATGTATATAGTAATCCAACGTATATTGAATAGTTGAATTCACATTATAAGCTGTTTTTAACTTTTTTAGTCCTAAAATACTTTGATTAAAGAGATAATTAATCTCTCTATCAGTTTCATTCCAATACCATTCAATTGCCTTTTTAATTGGATTATATAAATTATGTAAATCTTCTCTTCCATCACCACGTAAATAACGCAATGCTCCTTGAAAGTAACTAGGTTCATGAAAGTAAATTTTATCATTACAAATACCGATTTTTGTACCTTTTGGATAATAATTAAGTAGACTTAATTTAATGAGAGACGTCATTGGATCAATAATAATATTTTTCTCTTTATTTTGATTAATGTAACTATTAAAAATATGCGACATCGTTGATTTAAATATATCTGTTAACATATTTTTAATATATATATAAAAAGTATGTTATTTTTTTATCTTTTTTAGTTTTTTAATATATATTTTTATAGTGATTTAATGTTTTTTCTGTGTTTTTTTGAATTGTTTTGAAGATTTTCTTGCTTTAATAGTTTTCTTGGATGATGTTATTAATAAAGCGCGATGAGAATGTGCCGGATTAAAAACGTGTTTATTTTTTTTATTACGCTTTAAAGTATAATTCTTATTAGATTTATTCTTATTAGATTTATTCTTATTAGATTTATTCTTAGTAGATTTCTTTGTATTAGATTTCTTTGTATTAGCTGTTGATGTAAGCATAGGTAATTGAATACTTCCTCCGGCAAGCGTAAAAGCATCACCAGATTGTATCATACTATTCATAATAATTTTACAAAAATCCAATAGAGTATAACGTTTATTTAAAATAGGCATATCTATTCTTTTAAAACAAGTATGAGCTACTACAAATTGTTGTGATTCAGGTGCATCTCTAATAAATCCTTGATATGTAATTTCATATATTTCACTATATTTAATGAGGGATGATCCAGTCCACCAAATAAATAATTTAGTTAGAAAATCTTTCTGATCTGTAAATTGACTATCTAATGAACCATTAAGATATGTATTTAATTCATTTACTTTTTCTTCACCTAAATTACCTCTAAAATCTCGTAACATATTTTTAAAGGCTTCTTGTTCGTCATTATTAAAATTATTATTAAAATCACCAGAAAAATTTAATTGTTGAAACAATCGGTCTAAATCATAATTTTGTGGCGTAGGATTGATAAGTGCATTGAGTAAAAACACATTTTCTATATTTCTTGGTTCTCTAAATCCTTCATAATAAAGAGGGGGATTAATATTATTATTATATAATAATCGTATATTAGTTTGATCTATATTTATATAATATTTAAATGCTTCAATTATTTCAGTTGAAAGCATATATTGATCTCTTTTTGTTTCAACAAATTCATCCTCTGGGTCCATATAAGTCTCATAATAAACATTTCTATTATTTTTTATATTGTAATAAATTGTTCCTTCAATAAAATCAGCCATATTATTATCAATGTATTCAGCCAAAGCATAAAGATAAACATCAAACTTATATCTATTTCCTGAATTATCTAAATTTTGTAAAGCATTATTCACATCTACAGCAACTTCGCCCATCACATCTATAGCAAATCTTGCTAATGTATATTTTAAAGTATTATCAAATAAATTATTATCAAATAAATTACTATTATAAGTTTCAACTACTTTAGAATCAAATATATCTTTTTCAGGAAATAGCTCTTTAAATAATGTAATAGCATGTCCAAATGAGAAAATACTATCAAATTCTACAACACCAGAATTATATAATGTAAATAATGTACCAATAATAGCAGTAGTCATACTTTTAATATTTAGTCCAAAAACAGAAAATATATCTTTTATATTGTCTTCATTTATTTCCAAAAACGTTTTTCCTATGTCTTTGTGTTTTTTTTCTGTGATTACATTACTAATAAATAATGGAGATGGCGAAGATTTATCATAATTTTCACTACATTTAGCTACATACTGATCATATGGACCACCATAATCTATAACTACACTATCCTTTATTTTTACTGTAAAATTAGCAGTTAATTTATCTATAATGTAATCTATGTTTTCAGCTTCAACAATTCTAGTTCTTAAACTATTAAATTGAGATTTTATTGCATTACTTAATGTTTCAAGGTGTACACTTTTTGTTGTACTGTCAATATTTCCAGTAGGCAAGCGTACTTGATAAATATTTCTCTCTCTAATGGGGAATTTTTCATTGTTTAAAAATTTAATATTAGCATTTTTATTTAATGTATAAATTTTAACAAATAAAGAAGTAGTACGAGGACACATAGAAATACGTAACGAACCTTCTTCAGGAATAATATTGTTATTGTCTTCTAATGGTTGATATTCTTCTAATGATTGATATTCACGATTTATAATAGATTGAAATATTTCCTCACTTAACATTATATATGCTTCTCTTGAAGCATTATCAATATCTATGGTATTTTCATATAAATCAAACAATGTAGTTAATGTGTTTGAGATATGCAAACTACTTAAAACTAAATCATTGAAGAAATATTCATATTCCGCTAATAAAGCTTTTAAAACTAAATTACCACTTGTTGGATATTCTTCAATAAACATTTCCTCACGACCTATAGTAATATTAAGTGTAGTTAATGTATTTTTTAATTTCCATACATTGGTTGGTAACATTTTAAGATAATTTCCTGATAAATTTAATGATTGTAAATTTGGTAAATTAACAATATTATCTTGTAATAGTTCTAATTCATTATCTGCTAAGTTTAATCTAGCAAGATTTGTCATATTATTAATTGATTCTGGTAATTGTATAATTAAATTTTCACTTAAATTAAGATCGAAAATATTAGTTAATTCTGTAAGTTCGTCAGGAATATAATTTAATCTATTATTAGTAGATACTAATTTAGTAATATTTTCTAAATTTTTAATATTTTCTGGTAATGAAAGTAATCTATTAGATGAAATATTTAAAGATTCCAATTGATTTAATTGACTAATAATATTAATATCTTCAACTATTAAATATCCTAATCCACAATTCGCTACCGATAATGTTATTAAAAATGTTAAATCTGTTAATTTATTATCCAATGAAGATAATTCATTATTGTTGTCTAATGTTAAGTATTCTAATGATGTAAATTGATAGAGTTCATCAGGTAATGAAGCGCGTAATCTATTATTTTCTAAAGAAATCTCTGTAATATTAGTTTTATCTGTTGTTTCTATAATTTTACTTAAAATAACTTTTAATTGTTGATTATTTAAATTTCTATCTGATAAATTTAATGTTTCATCCATTAATGTAGATTCTATAATATCATCTATTTGTTCTTCTGATAATTCTTCTGATAATTCTTCTATTTCATTTTCGTCATCAGAAAATATATAATCATCACTGCTTGTTACTATTTCAATTGAGTCATTAATAAAATTTAAATATGCGATATATTGATCTTCAGATAAATCATTAAAAAATAATCCTAATAAATTAAGACTATTATTTCCTCTAATAAAAATAAAATCAAAATCTTCCCTTTTTACTAATTCAAGTAATTCAGACATAGATGGACTAAGTACTTCGTAAATATTATCTATATTTTTCAATCCTTCTCTCAATAAACTGTTATAATTTAATGTATTAGGAAGACCAGTATCAATATTAATAATATAATCATTACCGCCAATATCCAATGAATCAATTGAAATAATATTTTCAAATAAATTTTGAGGTAAAGAAGTTAATTTATTATTTCTTAAATTAATCTCAATTAAATTTGTAAGTGTAGTAAAAGATTCGGGAATATCTTCAATTCTATTAGTATTTAAGTTGATTCTTTCTAATTGACTTAATTTTCCAATATCTTCAATATCTGTTATATTATTATTTTCAAGATTTAAAATAATAACATCAGCTAATTTATTATTATCTTCTAAGAAATTTATAATAGTACTTAATAATCCGTCATTAATATTTTGATTAGAAAGATTTAACACATTAATAGGTTCATCAAGATTTTCTAATCCTAAAAAACTCATAACATTAATTTCCTCTTGCCAATCGGCAATGCCATCATCGTCTTCCATATCAGATACATAATCAGTTTCCGATCCATCAAAATTAATGGGTGTAACAGGTGCAACAAAACGAGGTCTTACACCCATTTGTCTCTCTAATGGAGGAGGACTAAAAGGAACATTTGGAGCCATTTGGTGTATAAGGGCAATTTCGGGTTCATCAATATCTTCCATTGGATCACTAACATTATTATTATTATGATCACCAAGTTCTAAAGGAACTTCAATATCTTCCATTGGTTGACTTTCATCACTTTCCATTGGTTGACTTTCATTACTCATTCCGTTATATATAATCACAAGGAAATAAATTATATATAACAAATTACTTCAAAAAATATATATTTAATAAAAGTGTTCATCACCATCTTGGTCACCATAATCATCATCATTGGCAAGACCAGACATGTCATAGGCTTCTCCATCAGCAATATTTTCTCTCATTTGTTGATCAAATTCTTCTAAAACATAAATATCACGATTTAAATCTGTTACTTCGCTTCGCATTCCTACACGTTTTTCTAGAAGAGCACGTTGTTCAATAGAAGCTACTTCTTCATCGTATATTTCTCCAACATATTCTACTAATCCTTTAGTTTGACCTTTACTCCATTTACCTAATTTATTATTCTTAAGGATATTTTCTATTTCTCTCTGTTCATCAGTTAAATCTCTCAAATAAGTAGTAATCTCTTCTTTTTCCTTTTCTTGTGATCGTAATGTTCTCTCCATGATTTGTTCCTTATTTGTATTAATTTGTTTTTTAGTATTCATTATAATTTCAATATAAGTAATAAGAATAGAAGCTATCTTTTCATTCATTTGTAATCTCTCTCCTCTAACAATATCTAATTGAGTAATAGTTCCTGTATTTTGTTCCTCAAATTCAACACTTGTTGCTACTTCTATATCTTCATTAAATGAAACTTCATCAATTAAAGTATCACTATTTTCTTGGATATCTATGTAAGATAAAAGAGAGAAAAGGAAATAGTATTCAAATAAATCCTTATTAACTTTTTCCATAAAAGGGGTCAATATAAGTAATCTATTAAGTTCATTCATGTGTTTAATAACTTTTTCTAGAACAGGTTCAATGTCTCTCTTTGATTCTTCACCTTCGTCACTACTATAAAATTTTTCTAATTTTTGAAATTCACTATGAATAATTTTAATAACATCTTTTTTATGGCGGTCTGATAAATTCCAATGTTTTGGTATCATAACTTCGTCATAACTTACATTATTCAAAATAATAGAAGGAAAAACACGATTAATATTTAATGTTCCTTGAAATAACCATTGAGATAATTTATAAGTTTGGTCTGCTTCATTACTCATAAAAATATCTCCTTGTGATTTCCAATCTTTTAATGTATTAAGAAATTCAATAATTTTGGTCATTTGTTGTTTTTTGAATTGTCCACTGGTTGTAAGAAATTCAATTACTTTTGCTTTCATAGAATTATTTTCTTCTAATAGGAAATCCCGTAATGGATTAACACTTCTCTCTTTTAATAATTTTAAAAGTGTCATAGAAATAGTATGTTCTGTATTTAATAAATAATTAACATAAATTTGAAAGATATTTTCGGGAGTAATTATTTCAGTACTGAGATTAATATTAATGTAGTTTTCTCTCTCTATCACTTCAATAAGTCTATCAAAATCTTCTGTAGTATAATTTATTCCTTCGCTTTTCATAATAGATACACGTTCGTTAAGAGTTGATGAAGGTGTAAATGCACTTTTATTATTTTTACAAATACGCTGTAAAGTATTACTAACGGGTAAATCTGTGTTATATTTACAATAATGAATAAAAGCTTGATAAATGGTAGACTCAGAAAATGCTTTGTTCAATTTCGGATACACTAATTTTGTATTGATTTTATCATTAAATATTCGTGCTTTGACAAGAGTAAAATAATAATAGTAAAGTGCACTTATTTTTGTAGCATTTTCATTATGTAATGATATTGAACTTTCTTTATCTATAAAGTATTTTAATGTTTGTTGAATACCATCATTGCAACAGACGTTTTCTAAGAAGGCGTCATCATTATTATTTTTAAGAATAACATCTTCTTTGTTAATAACGCGCTGGATAGTTTCTTGAATAGCAAAAGAATTATACATCATTTTACTAAGAAGATGGTTGATTTGTGCTATTTGTGCTTTATTTCCAGTTATAACGTGTTGTTTAAGGAGTTCTTGAAATTCTTTTGTGACTTGTCTTACAGCTACTACTTTTTGTAAAGATAGAGGAGGCAAAAATGTTTTCCATGTATTAATATCTAATGAGGGAGGTATTTTATCATCTTCACTATATTTTTGCAAATATTCATCTTTAATAGCAAATTTATCTTTTACTGCAAGATTCGGTAAAATAGTAATTTCAATAATAGTTTTTAGTTTTTCAGTAAGATTTTCTTCATTTATTTTCTTCAAAGTATTCCAAGGTTCAATATTAGCTTTTATTTTAGTACTAATGCATGCAATATATTTAATAGTAGAATAATCTGATTTATCATAATATGGAAATCCTTTTAATGACCGAATACATCCGGGAAATGTTTTATTTGTACGTATAGATGGAACCATAGTCTGTATAGCAACAATAATATAACCTAATGTTAAAAGAAGTAACAGATTATTAAATGTAAAATCATATGAAGGTATTTTCTTTCCTTTCTTTTTAGCAATTTCTACTCTAGTAGTATATTGTTCTTTAGATGGAACTTTTTCTTTAAGAGTGAGACTAACATTTTTAACAATAAAATCAATTTCAGAATTAATAGAAATACCCATATAATTGGTTATTGTAGAAATAATATTGGAAATAATATTAGCTTCCTTAAATTTGTAGTTTTTTCTCTCGGATGATTGTAATACAGACTGACCTAAATCTTCTTCTAATACATCTCTTGATACTAATTTATAACCGCCTTCATCATAACCTTCCTGGATATCAAAATCTATTTTCTTAATCGTATAACCACTATATTTGTCAACCCAGCTATCTCCATCATCACTTATCTCTCCACGTTCTTTACATATTTGGTCCAATACTTCCATATATGTACCATTTTCATAGGCTTCAGCTAATTGTATAAAGAAAGTAGGTAATAGAGGTTGATTAGTATCTACACAATTCCTCATATAAATACTGTCGCCATCAACAGTATAAGTAGCAGCAAATTTAATAATATTACGTTGTCTTCTTATGAAATCTGCATCACCTAAGATAAGATTCATAATGTTTAAGTATGGAGAGACAGTTAAATCGCGTTGAGGCACTGTTAATCCCAATTGTTTTTTATTTATATTATAACGAATCATATCAAAATAAGAAAGAGTTTTCAATGTATCAATAGTTTTAAAGTTGTATTCATAAAGTTCCGTAATGATTTTTGCTAATTTTTTACCAAGAATTAATAATTCGTTTTCAAAATTATTGACAATTCTTTGTAAATATTCCTTTTCATTTTCATGTTGTATGGTTTCTTTATCCAAACATTCCTTATTAATAGAAAGACATTTAGGTTGAGCATTACAGAAAACATCAGAAGAAGTAGCACTTTTAATATTAATATTTTCACCAAGAACCCATTGATTATCACGACGAATAAAATATTGTATTTCTGGATTATCATTTGGATCAAATAATTCAACAACAGCATATTGTCCATTTTTTACTTTACGTTTTCCTTGAATCATAGATTCTGATTCATACAGAGCAGCTTCATCATTAAGTCCAATATTTAGTTGTAATTGCTCAGCAACATATTGAGTAAATTCATCAAGATTCATACTACCTTGTTCATATTCATTTAATATATCATATCGTGTAGTATCATATTTAGAATCAACATAAATATCTTCTATATCGTTATCTTCTTGTAACTCATTAATATCAATATATTTTTTTACCAAGACAAAATCTTTACATGTATTTTCATGTGTTTCTCTCTTTAAATTTTCAATATTCTCATTGATTGTTTCATTAATATCAATGTTTGAATAAAGTTTCATATTAGATAAAGATAGTGTATTCATAAATAAACGACCTTGATCAGTTAAAAGTATTTTAATAATTAATTCGCTTGTGGTTAAGGAATTGGATAGTTCATATTTTTCAGTTACACTTTCAGTAAGAAATGCTAATATAAAGGAACCTTTATAGAGATTATGAAAAGAAGCTCTTAATTTTGTAAATATCATATTTTTTCTAGCAAATTCTTTTTTGAATTCTAAAATTTGTTCTCTTATATAATCAACAATTTTTTCATATGTTTTATAAGAAATATCTTCATTATAAATGAGAAAAGGTTCAAGAGAACCTATAATATGTGTGTAAGAAACATGATTAACAATATGTTCTTTCATCATATTAAAGATAGAATCTGTTTTTGGAATAATAACATCAAGAAATTTTTTATATTTATCACCGGATTCATCAACAATAGATTCATCAAGTTGGAAATCATGAATCTTATTTAAAAGAGAAGAATGAGACACGGATTTTTCCAATGAATCAATTACTTTGGATTCAACATCTGTATTATTTTTTAGTGATTGCCAGTAATTTACATGTATTTTATTTAGATTAGCCTTAGTTAAAATAGAAGAACTAGGACGATAAAGAGAAGAATACTGAACAAATGAATAAGGCATTGTGACTAAGGAATAGAGAGACAGTTTATCAGCAGGTAATAATTTTAATGTTTTATCTTTTGTAATTTGTTTAATACCAAGATTATAAGTTTCAATTAAATATTTACGTCTTGCTACTTCTTCTTTATTAACAATTGATGAATAAAAGTTTTCTAAGTTATTAACAATAACATTAAGATTGGTTTCTACTTCTTTATTGATTAAAGCATTTGAAATTAAATCTGGTCTTTCAAAAGGAGTAGCAAATTGGTTCATATTTTTTAAATGAGTTAAAAAGGGATTGTCACTATCTACAAGATGATTTTTAAAGTATTGCTCATTTTGTTCATTTTGTTCACTTAATGCAGTATAAAGAATAAGATCTACAATATCCGGTATATCTTCGGTATTAAAAGCATCATATACTTTGAGTTTATTCTGAACAACAGGAATAATCCAAAATAATTTAGTATTTAACTTTTCTAATATATGAGTTAATGGTTTATACTGAATACCTTTAATGTCAATCATAGAGGGATTACCATTACTATCAAAAACAGAATATTGATTACGTAATTGCTTAAATCGTTCAATTATAGTATGAATAGAATTGAGTACATTATTATTACGTTTTGCATTAGGAATAGATGCTAATAATTCGTCTAACAAATCACTTAATTGTGTATCTAAACCATAACGTTTTTCAGTTTCTTCTACTTCAACAAACTGAGTAATAGAGTCTAAATTATCACCAAAGACGACTTGATCTGCTTCTAAAAGTGTTTGTTGAATTCGTTCTTCTACCTCTTCACTCGGAACATCAATCATTTCTCTCATTTCTCCTTCAGCATCTGCAATATCTCCAAGATCTTTTATTTCTTCATCGGCATCAGCATCGGCATCTACATATACATCGGCATCAACATCAACATCAGCAACTTTTTCTTTTTCAATTACACCTTCTTCTATAATTATTTCTTTATCTACTTTCGTGGGTTTCTCTCTAATAACAACTTTATCTATAGGTAAATCTTTTGGAATTCCTTTATACGCAAAATCAATATAAATAATACTACCATCAGAATAAGATTTAATTTCAATCATATCTTCCTCAGTATTGGTAATTTCACCAGTAATAACAGCTGGTATATCACCTCCAAAATAAATATCAATCCATGTATTAAGAATTAAATTATTTTGCTTAGCATAACCTTTTTCTTTTGCTTTATCTAAGATGCTAATACTCTGAATACTTTGATCTGTTAAATTACGATCAGAATCAATAGTTAATGTTTCTTTTGTAAGGTCTTTATCATTAATAAGTTTAATAGTAGTTTTATCAATATAATTAATAAAAAATATTTTATTATTTAATACGTCATTTGTAGGAGCTTGAATTTCAATAATATCTCCTAATTCTAAAATTAATGGTGATTTTTCCAAAGACATTATCTTATATTTATGATAGAAATTTTATATTTTAAATTAAAAAATTGAATTAAAATAAAGACATTATTAATAATAATATATTCAGCTATGGATCACTTTACTAATAAAACATCTATACAAAGCTCTATGCAATTCAAAAATATGGCGTTACCAAATTTTACTACAGAATGTTCTATAGATTTATCATTTATTACGAAGTATTTGAATCCTGATGGAACTGTAAATATAGCAAATATAAATACGGATTATTTATCATTCCGTGAAGTTGAAAAAGGTTTATATTTAATAAAATATAATAAACACCTTTTAAAAAATTATGAATATAATACACTAAAAGGATTATTGCGTTCAGTATTATTTACTAAAGATGGTATTGTTGCTTTCTCTCCACCTAAATCACTATCAGAGGAACATATTAAATGTTTTGATGTAGATGTTAAAATACAACAAAATACCAAAAAAGATACAGTTGCAAATTCATGTAAGGTAATGAATTGTTTTAAAATAGAAGATTTTATAGAAGGGATTATGGTGAATTGGTTTTATTATGATAATAAATGGAGAATGTCAACAAAATCAGTATTAGATGGAAACTGTAAGTTTTATGATGATAAACAAAAGACGTTCCGTGATTTATTCTTTGAGGCATTTGAAATGTTGGGATTAAATGAAGAGCATTTCCACAAAGAATATTGTTATAGTTTTGTATTACAACATCCAGACTATAGAATTGTAACACCATTTATGAAACCAAATTTATATTTAATAGATATATTTGAATGTGCAGCGTATTGGCAAGTTATTAAAAAGAATAAAGATAGTGAATGTTTTAGAGAATTATTAAATCGGGTTTCAGTTCCTTATATACATAATCGTATAAATGAAGATAATAGTAATATTTGGAAAAATATAAAGAATAATATGATAAATCAAAATTATTCGTATCAAACAGTAGGATTTCAAATTTCCTTTGGATTTATGAGACATAAAATAATAAATCCGGTATATGAAAAAATAAAAAAATTAAGAGGAAATAATAACAAATTACAATTTCAATATTATAGTCTTCGTCATAATGGAGAAGTAGCAGAATTTTTAAAACATTATCCGGAATATAAAAGTAAATTTAATGAATATCGTAATGATATCCATGAGTTTACCACGAGTCTTTGGAAAAATTATATGATGTGTTATGTGACAAAGGTTAATTTATTAGAATATTGTAATTATCAATTTAGACCTCATATAAAAGCATTACATGAAATATATAGAGATCGTTGTCATAGTAATAGTATTAGTATGAAATTAAATGTACCTTTACTATATTCAAGTCCTGGTATTACAAGACATGTAGTAATTGAATATGTAAATAGATTACCTCCAGCCCGACTAATGTATATCATGAATTATCATCATAGAGAAAATTCGGTAGATATTATTAATAAAGAATTAACGATATATTGAATAATGACTGTTAAACTACTATTAAATAGGTATTTACACCGATGAAGATTTAAAATGAACGCTAAAGCACTCAAAAAAATCAACAAAGTTTATCCTTTTCTGGATTATGTAAAGTATAGATGATGAAAATATTAATTTAGTAATGGATTTAGATTAAAATAAGTTACTTATTTTTTCATATATTTTTATTCCCATAATATTAATATTCTTAATATATTCATTAATAACACTAATATCTTTTACAGAATTTTTAAATGAAATACGAATAATACTTTCATCATCATGAGGATGAAATTTCTTAAATCCTACGTAAGTAAGAATATTATTATTTGCATAATACTGTTCATGTAATAAATATTCTAAAACTTTTCCCAAGGTATAATCTTCATTTTTCAATGTAATATCGTAACAATTATTTAAAGTATTAACAGTTTCTTTAATAGGAAGTTCTTGTTTATCTATTAAATTATTTATATAATTAAATTTCTGAATCATAATATCACATGCTTTCTTAATTAACTCCATATTTGTATATACTCCGATAGTTTCAATAATAAAATCAAAACTATTTGATTTAACAAAACGCTTGCCATCATGTAAATACCAGTTTTGCTTTTCTTTTTCTATATCAATCTCAGTATTTAAACCACTTTTATATTTCAACCAAGCAGAATTCTGTTTTGCAGAATCTATTGAAAACGCATAAGAAATAGTGGAAGCTACATTATATCTGCCATCTTCTTTAGCAGTTCCAACGGACATTTTCGCTGTTAATTTCATTTGTTCTCCCTTAATATCATTTGATATTTTTGGTTTTAAACGATTAATTAATATAAAATCATTAGTAATTATATTTTTAGGAAATATTTTTTGCAATTCAGTTTCGCTAATATATTTATCTATTTTAACATTTTTTATTTTAATGTCTTCTGTAGTTAAATATTCAATTTCAGAAGATGTATTTGTTTTATTTAATTCAAGTAAATAATCTTCAAGATGAATAGATAGATCTTTAATATGAATTGGAATACAACCTAATCGTTGTTTAATAATTTCATTATTGAGAGTAGTATTATTAATTTCAATAGAAACATCATTTTTATCATATGGAAATGTTCGAATAACCACAGTAGGAATTTCAGAAATAATAATACGACGTAAAGCATTAGCGATACTTGTATTTACATTTTCCAATGTAAATCGTAAATATCCATTTTCTTCATTGATATCTGATATTATAGGATCCATTATTATATATCCATTATAAAATTTATTTAATATCAATTTTATTTTAAGTATATAAAAATGAATTAATTATAATTCATATAATATAATGAAATTTATTCTATATTATAGTAATTTTTGTCAACATAGTAAAAAAATTTTATTATTTCTATCACGCTCAAAATTAAAAGATGATATTCATTTTATTTGTATTGATCAAAGAGAGAAAACGCCTAATAATAAAGTAAATATTATTTTACCAAATGGTAAACGTGTATTACTTCCTCCTAATGTAACAGAGGTTCCGGCATTATTATTACTTCATCAAGGAAATAATATTATAGTAGGGGGACAAATTATGAAACAATTTGAAAATATGAATAAGGCTATAGATGCTAAAGCAACAAATAATAATATGGAACCCTTAGCATTCTCTTTAGATGAAATGAGTGGTATGTCTGACACATATTCTTATTTAGATATGACAAGCGAACAAATGACAGCAAAAGGAAACGGAGGAATGCGAATGTTACATGATTTTGTTTCACTTGATCATGTAGATCTGATTGAAACTCCTCCTGATGATTTTGAACCAAATAAAGCAAAAGAAACTGATTATACACAATTATTAAATCAACGTAAATAATTTAAATAATTTATAAATAGTATAAATAACCATGACATCTATTTTAGGAGCATTTAATAACCATTTCTTAGAATTTATTGAAGATTTAATTCTTATTTTTCCAAATGATAATGAAATAAAAACCCTTAAAACAGCATTTAGTACCTTAAAATCAGTTAATCCAAAAGCAGTTGTTAAGATTTGGTCTAAATATATTTTAAAATATAGAAAAGAGATTGAAGAAGGAGATATATCATTTTTCATTAACAAAAATTATGATGATGATCTTACTCAATCATCAAAAAAAGACGATGTTGCAAAAATTATTCAACGTCTTAGGAAACCAGTACAAATTATGTCACAAAGTAATCAAGATAAGGCAATGAAATATATACAAAACCTGACAAAAATATGTGTATTATATAATAGTTCATAATTTATAATTTATAATTTAGTGTATATTAATTTAAATAGTATATGATTATTTAAATTTATAATGTCAGAACTATCATCTATTATTAAAGAATTTGTAAAAGATTTAGTAATTACATTTCCAGAATTATTAGAAAACTTAAATGAAGGATTAAATGATATATTAAATGATGCTGATACCGAGGCAGCTACTGCAGTATATGATTTATGTAAAAAAACCTATCCAGAAAAGTTTTTTGATATTTTATACAAGAATGACGAGTTATTTGCAGAGACTATTTATTTATTACCAGATATTGATTTTAGTGTATTAGTAAAAGATAATATTAGTGATAAAACTAAGGAAATCATATGGAAATATATTCAATTAATTCTTTTTTCTATTGTAACGAATGAGACAACGACTGATTCCTTTGGTGACACGACAAAATTATTTGAAGCAATTAATGAAGATGATTTTAAAGCAAAAATAGAAGAAACAATGGAACAAATGAAAACATTTTTTGAATCAACAGAAAACTCCAATGAAAACTCCAATGAAAACTCCAATGAAAATTCCGAAAATGCATCTAATATTAATACAGATTCCATACCCAATCCAGAAAATTTACATGAACATATTTCAGAATTATTAAATGGTAAATTAGGTCGTTTAGCACGTGATATTGCTGAAGAAACAGCAGGTGAAATTAATATGGATTTAAATAATATCAATAGCATCAATGATGTATTTCCAAAACTTTTTAAGAATCCAACAAAGTTAATGTCACTTATTCAAAAAGTAGGGAATAAATTAGATACTAAAATGCAATCGGGTGACTTAAAAGAAAGTGAACTATTAGAAGAAGCAAGTGATATGATATCCAAAATGAATAGTTTACCAGGAATGGAAAATATTAAACAAATGTTATCACAAATGGGATTAAACAATAATGGTAAGGCATCTATGAATCATATGCAAAGCGAAATTAAACGTAATCTTAATGTAGCAAAAACAAAAGAACGTTTACAGAGAAAATTACAAGAAAAACAAGCCGCAGCAGCTTCAACTAATATAAAATTATCAAATCAATATCCATTAGATGATAATGCAGCAAATACAAAAGTAGAAAAAACATATAAACCAGATAATGTAGAAATGTCTGAAAAGACACCTCGTCATGCACCATCATCATCATCTACAAATCAAAAGAAAAAGAAAAAGAAAAACCGTAAAAATAACAATAAAAAATAATTTTATTATATATAAATGACTTTAACTTTACTAAAAAATAAACATATTTCTCCAGAGAAGTTTAATTCATTATTTACATTAGTGGGATTAATGACTTTATTAGGATATATGTATTCTAATTCTATTAATGTTATTGTTTCTGGTGTTGTAACATTAGGAGTAGTATATCTTATTTATAAATCAAATCAAAAAGAAGGATTTTTATCCAAAAATTCAGAATTATCAGAATCCAATAGTGAAGAATTAGAAGAAAATAAAAAGGTATTAGAAAATCCAAAAGATTTTACATTACCCAAAGAAAACAATCCTTTAATGAATGTATTAATGACAGATTATCAGGATGATCCTTTAAGAAAACCAGCGGCTCCTTCATTCAATCCTCTAATTGAAAAAGAAATTAATGAAAAGGTTCCAGTAGATCCACGAATTTTTAAAGATTTAGGCGATAGTTTAAGTTTTGAAAATTCCATGAGAAATTTTAATTCCACTCCAAATACACAAATACCCAACGACCAGATGGCATTTGCGAAGTTTTGTTATGGTGATATGAGATCATGTAAAGAAGGTGATCCTTTTCAGTGTATTAAAAATAATACACAAAATATAAAGGTCGTTTACTAATAAATATATTATGTTAATATATATATATTATGGCAAGTGTTTATAACTATTCATTTGATAATTTATCTCGTTTAGGAGATGACAAATGTAATCTTTCAGAGAGAAATATGCAAAATAATAATTTTTGCAATCATACTACAACAAATTATTTTCCATGTGGTATGAAAAAACCTTTACAAGTCGCACTTCAACAGCCAAATGTATTCTTAAATGGTGGATTTGGTAATTCTGGTGCTGGCGGTTGTAATATTGATAGTGATTCTGATTTAAAAATTGGAACTATTCAAACAAATCCAAAATGCAGAATTAGCTTATTTGCTCGTCCTTTTACCACCGTTCCTTATTTAGGTAGAGGTGCTGTTCGTCCAGTTGTAGAAGCTCGTCTTCAACAAGGAGAATTTGTTCATGAACGTAAAAGTTGCAATACTATCACTGATAAAACTTTTACTCAACAATATACACCTTTAGTACCTTCCCTTAAATCTAATATTACTAATCCTCATAACTTAGTTGAAGGAGTTGCGGATAAAAACTGGATCCGTGGAGGTTTACCTTCTCGTGAATATGTTCGTGATCAAGATTATTATCAACGAGGCAGTTGTTAATCAATAAATTACTTAATAGATAAATAATAATAAATACTATTATTTATTTATTATCCATAAATGGAGCTCAAAGCAATTAGTCCAATTGATGGTCGGTATAATCAATATACTAATTATTATAAAGATCATTTTTCTGAATTTGCCTTTATAAAAAATCGTTTAATTTTTGAAATTGATTACTTTATTTTCCTATTAAAATTAAATTATTCTCAATTTCCTTTGGATACTGAGCTTGTAACATATATGTTTTCTCTCAAATCTTCCATTAAAAAAGAGGACATAGTTTCTATTAAACTTATAGAAAATAAAATACATCATGATGTTAAGAGTATTGAATATTTTTTGGCAGATTATTTGAAAAAATCCAATTATCATCAATATGTTAATCTTTTGCATTTTGGTTTAACTTCACAAGATGTAAATACATTTGCTTACAGTTATTCTTTGAAACATTGGTACGAAAATATATTTAAAGATTTGTATCATGAATTTACAAATATATTAACAGATAAAAGTCGTTTATGGTCTGATATTGTTATCATTGGAAGAACACATGGACAACCAGCAACATGGACACGATTAGATAAAGAAATGAGCGTTTTTCTTTATAAACTTAATTATGAATTTTCTCAATTAGAGAATTACGATTTTACAACAAAAATGGGAGGTTCTGTTGGTAATTTAACAAGTCATAATATTTTAGATAATACTAAAGATTGGAATGTTTTATTGTCATTTTTCTTGAAAGACAATTATAAATTAGAAAGAAGTGAGCTAACCACCCAAATCCATAATTATAATGAATATGCCCATTTTTTTGATACTTTGAAAATAATGTCTAGTATTCTAATTGATTTTTGTCGTGATATTTGGATTTATTGTATGTCAGAAGAATTAATACTCAATAAACCATCAACACACGTAGGGTCTTCTATTATGCCTCATAAAGTAAATCCTATTGAATTTGAAAATGCAGAAGGAAATCTTAAAATAACAGTCATGTGGTTAGAATTTTTATCACGCGAATTATGTCAATCTAGATTACAAAGAGATTTAACAGATTCTACTATTCTGAGAAATTTAGGTGTTGTTTTCTCTCACTTTCACATAGCAATTAAACAATTAGTAAGAGGAATATCATATTTAGAAGCAAATAAGGAGAGAATAAACTATATTCTTATGAATAATCTTAGTTCTATGAGTGAAATAGAACAACATAAATTACGATTGAAAAACAATGTGGATGGTTATAACTCAATCAAAGAATTATCCGATTCATTTTCCAAATTATCAATTGAAAAAAAGAGAGAAAAAATGAATGAATATAAAGAATATTTTTTATAATAAAAAAATAAGTGAATTAATCATCCTTAACTTAATACCAGTCTCAGATATCTCAAAACATGCCGTCTTTATATTATTCTGTAACAACTCAGCCAACATCTCAATCGTAAATCCTTCTGGAGTTTTCGCTTTACACAATTCTTAGTCATTATTTAAAATTGTAACCTTATCCATTTAAGTTTACATATGATAATCTTATTTGATTTTGAGACTGATTGTATTGAAAAAATTAACGACCAACTTCATATTCAATTTGATTGGATGATAGAGTAAAGTCCTGTTAAAATTGAATTTGAATTTAAATTTGAAATTTATTTTATTTATTAAATAACACCAATCATGGCTATTAAAATACAATATGCATTGGGTGAAGAACCAATAAAATATAAATCATTCAATGCTATAGAACAATTAGAACGATATGATGATATATATTCTATTGATTGTATTAATAATAAATTAACATCCTTACCAGAAATCTTACCTAATTCATTACTAGAATTACGTTGTTATTATAATCAATTAACATCATTACCAGAAATCTTACCTAATTCATTACTAGAATTACGTTGTAATAATAATCAATTAACATTCTTACCAGAAACATTACCTAATTCATTACAAACATTAAATTGTAATAATAATAAATTAACATCCTTACCAGAAATCTTACCTAATTCATTACAACATTTAGATTGTTATTATAATCAATTAACATCATTACC